GTTGCTGGCGAAAAAATTAAAATCATCACTAAGTTTGATGAGTTCGGAAATAGAATAAACTACGGAAAGATTGTAGCAGCACCCATATCTTACAAGGGTGACTTTCAAGAAGGTGACTGGCTATACTTTCATCATCACGTAGTAATGGAAAGTATATACGATATTGGAGATGACTTATACATGGTTAATTACGAGTCAGATGGAGGATACGCAAATCATGCTATCGGAATCCAAGACGAAGCTGGTAATATTAACATGCTTGGTGATTGGTGCTTTGTTGCACCAGCCGATGAACCAGAAGAAGAAACAACTAATTCTGGCATTATTCTTAGCATCAAAGAAGAACCAAAACTGGAAGGAGAACTACTCGCGATACCCAAAGATTCAGAATGGATTGGAACGAAGTCTGGTGATTTGGTGGGTTACACGAAAAATTCTCAATACAAAATGGAACTAGTAAGCGGAAAGAAAGTTTACCGCATGCGAACAACAGAGTTGGTTTATGTCAAAGAAAGCTAAGTTTAATACAGTAGAAGCATCAAGACGCTTATTGTCTTCCATGGAAGTAGCAATAAACAATATGATTGATGAGGTACGTAAACCTGTAGACTCTGAGCTGTCAGGCTCACAGCGCAAAGCCGAATTACAAAGCATAAAACAAACAGCAACAGATGCCAAAGAACTCCTCATTGAATACCAGCGACTGGAACAAATGGTTAAAGAACTACAGGAAACAGGAGGACTTGAAGAAGAGCAAGATTATTCGGGAGGATTTGCAGAAAGATTCTCTAAATAGCAAAACCTTTTTATACTGGGGTGACTATTAAAATATAATGAAATGGCTGGAATTAAAAAAATTGAAGGATATGATGAAGAGGTAATCAACATCTGTCCTAATGATACTTCAGGAGAAATCATTGAAGTAGGAGAAATTTATATTCAGCTACCAAAGTTACCTTCAAAAAAAGAAATCCTTTTTGGCGATAAAAAAAAGGATGCTCAGATGTGGCAAAGACTTAGTGTGCCGATTGAGCTGCAAAGAATACGCTCTATGGATGAGTGGTATGAAATGCCTTCTGAATTTAAGAAACGTTTTTCTGAATACATACAAAAAGAATTTGACCGTAGACGTAATGGTGTGTGGTTCTGGAACGATGGTGTGCCTACATATATTACTGGTAGACACTATATGATGTTGCAGTGGAGTAAGCTTGATATAGGTTATCCATTTTATTTAGAGTTTCAAAGAAGATTGTTTTTACACTTCGCAGCGGTTGAAGCAGACACTAGAGCTGTGGGACAGAACTACGTTAAATGTAGACGTTCTGGATACACGAATATGTCAGCAGCAATATTAGTAGATGAAGGTACACAGGTAAAAGATAAGCTGTTGGGTATTCAATCTAAAACAGGTAAGGATGCTCAAGAAAACATCTTTATGAAAAAGGTTGTACCAATATTCAAAAGCTATCCATTTTTCTTTAAGCCTATACAGGATGGTACTACTAACCCACGGATGGAACTTGCTTTTAGAGAACCTTCTAAAAGAATTACAAAGAACAATAAAACATCTAATAAAGGAGAGGCTTTAAATACCATTATCAACTGGAAGAACACCACCAATAATGCATATGATGGTGAGAAGTTGCATCTTATGTATCTTGATGAAGCAGGCAAGTGGGAAAGACCTACTGATATACGAGAAGCCTGGCGTATTGAGCGTACATGTCTTATAGTAGGGCGTAAGATAATTGGTAAATGTCTTATGGGTTCAACTGTAAATCCAATGGATAAAGGCGGTCAGCAGTACAAAGAAATATGGAGAGATTCAGACCCAACAGATAGAAATGCTAACGGCAGAACCAAGACAGGGCTTTACAGACTCTTCATGCCTGCATATGAATCTCTTGAAGGTTTTTTTGATAGATATGGAAATCCAGTAATAGAAGACCCAGAAGAACCTATAATTGGCGTTGATGGTGACATGATAACTATCGGTGCTAAAACGTATCTTAAGAACGAAAGAGATGCATTAAAGAATGATGCTAGGGAACTAAATGAATTTATTAGACAGTTTCCATTTACTATTGACGAAGCAATGAGAGACTCTATAGAAGGGTCTACTTTTAACGTTGGTAGAATATACGAGCAGATATCTTACAACGATGAATTATTTCCTAACCCTGTCGTTCAAGGCAATTTTAATTGGAAAGAAGGTTCAGCAGACAGCGAGGTTGTTTTTAGTCCTAATCCACAAGGAAGATGGTTTGTTAGCTGGATACCTCCAAAAGACTTAAGGAATAAATACAAAGTTATATATGGGAAAAAACATCCTGCGAATGACCATATTGGTGTGGGCGGCGTTGATAGCTATGATTTGGATTCTACTACTGATAACAGGGGTTCTAAAGGAGCATGCCACTTATACAATAAATTTACTTTGGCAGCTCCCTCTAATATGTTTGTCGCCGAGTATGCATCTCGCCCTCCTCTTGCGAGAATATTTTACGAAGACATATTAATGGCCGCTGTGTTTTATGGATACCCTCTTTTAATAGAAAACAATAAGTACGGTATAGTTAGACACTTTGAAGCCAGGGGATATGAAGAGTACGTGATGAAACGCCCTGAGCATTTAAAGCCTCCTAACGCATCAACTAATGTAAAGACTAGAGGTATACCATCTAACTCTCAAGATGTCATACAGGCGCACGCACAAGCTATTGAGGCGTATGTTGAAGAGCATGTTGGTATAAACCCAGAAACAGGGGAATACGGAAAGATGTATTTTAACAGAACACTTGAGGATTGGATAGGATACAAGATAGATAACAGAACCAAGTATGACCTTACTATTAGTGCGGGATTAGCACTTTTAGGTGCTCAGAAATCTAAGCTTGTAAAAAAAGAATCTAACTTTAATGACAAGAAGTTTTTCCGCAAGTACAAAGACGAGATAAGGCGCTAAAAATCAGCCTTTTATTTTAGTATCTTTGCGAGGAAGTATTTTGCGAAAAAGCTATATGTACGATAAAGACACTACAGGAAAGTATGGAAACTTTCCAGACCCCTTTGCACCTCATGCCAAAAAATCATCCAAGAAATATGGGATAGATTATGCTAAGGCTATTGAGAAACAGTGGGGTAACTCAGATGATGAGAGAAGTCTGTTTAGACGGAGATTAAAGGATTTTGAAACCAATCGTGATTACGCTAACGGTACTCAAGACACATCAATCTACAAACAGATTTTAAATTCCTTAGACCCTAACAACGGTGATGGAACTTTATTAAATCTTGATTGGTCTCCAGTCCCTATCGTTCCTAAGTTTGTAAGGATTGTAGCAAACAACATTCTTTCAAAAAAACCATATCCTAACGTAAAAGCTATTGACCCGTTATCACAGTCTGAGAAAGACCAGAAGCGGGCAGAAAAAATGTTTCAAGTTAAAAATCAAGACGTCATCAAGCAGATGGAAAGTCTTGGAGTTGAAACCAATGTAGATTTAAATTCCATTCCGGAAACTACAGAAGAAGCAGAAATCTTCATGGATACCAACATTAAAACAGCTGCGGAAATTGCAGCTCAAGTTGGAACTAATATTACCCTTGAGTGGAATGACTTTGACCAACGTGTATACCGTAGAGCAGTAAACGATTTAGTTACCTGTGGTATGGCTGTTGTAAAAAGAGAAAATGACCCAAACTATGGAATTACAGAGGAGTATATTGACCCCGCTTATTTCTTCCATAGCTACACCGAAGACCCTACATTCAGCGACCTTGTTTACGCAGGACACGTCAAGAAAATTAGCATTGCAGAACTTAAGCGTATTGCTCGTAATGAGCTTACAGAAGACGAATATGCTAAAATTGCCCAAAGCGTTAAAAACAAATATCAGAACAGAGCAGATAAATTAAGCTATAAATATTACGACCAGACTTTAGACCAGACTAGCTATGGCTATGATGAGTTTATTATTGAAGTAATGGGCTTTGAGTTTTTATCTGTTGATGACATTCACTTTGAAGAAAAAGAATCTCGCTTTGGAAACAAAGGATTTTACTACAAAGGAATGAACTACACACCACCAAAGGATTCAGTATACGACAGAAAGCCTGTGTCAATGAGAACGGCTACTGTTTATGGTGGTAATTACATTGTGGGAACTAACCATATATACGGTTACGGAATAAAGAAAAACATTCCTAAAAATGTTCACGATTTAACTAAAGCTAAACTTTCTTATTCTGTTGTTGCGACAAACTTGCGAAGAATGATGCCAAAGTCTCTAGTAGGCTCTGTAATCGGATTCGCTGACCAACTACAGCTTTCTCACTTAAAGCTACAGCAAGCTATAGCTAAAGCTAAACCAGATGGTTTAATTGTAGATATTGAAGGATTAGAAAACGTACAGCTAGGACGTGGAGGAGAACTAGAACCATT